GTCAAAATAAGGCTAGTTGCTGCGTATTCTCTAGGAATAAACTTAAATGTTTGAGCGGTAGCATCAGTCTTTAAAATTATCATTATACTTTTCTTTATTTAAAAACCGATTTATTGCTTTTTTGTTTTATAATCAAAAAAAAAGGAGAACAAAAATTGCTCTCCTTAATTCTTCAATGTAAAAAACTAATTAAGTTCCTAAAACTACAACAGTATTAGTAGTATCTCCTATAATAGTTGGATCAATAAAATTAGCTGGCGATTTCTCTGTTCCAGTAATTGTTAAATTATACCCATTAAGATCTCCCATTGCTTGCCCAGTTGCAGTATTTACTTGCACTTCGCATCCATTTTCAATCCCAGCTAAAAAATAATTTCCGTTGTAGTCTTGAAAAATGATTTGCGGTCTTCCGTAAGAAAGCAACTTCATTTGTGCAGTAGTAGTTTTATCTTGTTTTTTAAGAACAACTGTTCCTGTTTGTGTCCAGAAACTCGTTCCGTTTTCTCTTGAGTTTTCGTTAGTTTGCTCAAAACCATTCGCTCCTTTTAGATCGAATTTGTAAAAAGTTAATGGAGCAGCAAAACCTTCAATTTCATTAGTTGCAGCCTCAAAAGTTGCTGTATCTAATAATCCGCTCGTATATGCTCCATTTATGTAAATAGCTATAATACCACCTACTGAATCTTTACATGGTTCTAAACGCCCTAAATTAACGTCACATGCCATAAGTTTATATATTTATAAGTTAATAATATAAAGGGAGCTTTTACGCTCCCCTTATTAAGTTTTAATTATCCTGCGTAGTAAACTACATCAGCTCCTACTCCTATAGCAGCGGCAGCCGTGAACCTCATGACAAGTCTCACATTTTGACTTCCATCAATTGGAGTCATATCAATTACACGTACTTCGTTATAGTCGTTTAAAAGACCAGTAGCAAAGAATAAGTTGCTTGATTGAGCAGCGATCATTGTATCATCTGACATTCCTCTACCTACAAAGATTGGAATTCCTCCGAAAGATAAACTTCCGTTGTTATACCATTGCGTTCCTTTGTTATCAGAACCAGCAGCTCCAATAGTAGCAGTAAATCCACCTAAAGCTCTAATGTATAATTTAGCAGCTTTGTTAGATACGTATAATTTTAAATCTTCTTTTCCGTAAAGCGCATTTGGAATTGCATCTACAACTCTTTGCATTTCATCTATGATGTTAGCAGCAGTTAAAGCAACTGGGTTAGCAACATCGATTACCGTTGCATCAGCAGCAGCAAGAGTTTCTAATCCATTGTATTCTCCAGCTTGCGCTCCACCTAAATTTCCAGTCCAGATATTAGTTTCGTTTGCAGCAGCAACTTTAGATGCTACGTGTCCTACTAAATAATCAGCGAATGATGATGGTAATCCGTTTGGATTAAAGGCAGAGTAGCCCATTTGAATAGATTCCCATGTGTTGATGAAATCAGACTTACATAATTGTAAGTTTACTTGGAATTCTTCTGGTTGAATAACTACTTCAGTTAAATTCACGTTTGAAGAAGCAGAAAAATCACAAGTTCCATCTGCGATTAAACTACCAGTTTCAATTCTTTGAATAACTGATTTAAATTTTACGTTTGGCATTACTTCAACACCACCATCTTCGATTGTACTTGCGCTTAAAAGTGCCGCCGAGATGTACTTGCCAGCGAATTCTCCAGCATATGTGCTAGTGATATTTACTGTTGTTGCTAGATCAATTTTATTTGACATAATTTTTGGTTTTTTATTTATTTTAATTGTTATTGAATAATTTATTAAATACTCTGTCTTGAGTGCTCATTGGTTTGTTTTGAGCATATAGATTCATTTCTACTTTATTTTTTGCTTCAGGATTATGTTTGAAAGGTTTAACATCTTCTGACAATTCAACCTCTTTAACTTCTTCATTTGCTTCAGCAGATAATTCTTCTTTTGCTTCTTCTTTAGAATCTTCTTCCATGTATTCTTTATCTTCTCCCATTTTAGATTTTAAATCAGCAATTGCATCTTCTAGGTTTTTGATACGCTTTTCCATACCAGCCCAATCTTCAACATCTGCTTCTTTACCATCATCTTCTGCTTCTACTTCATCAATTTCTTTATCCTCAACTTCCATTTCTTCTTCTTCCTTTAATTCTTCTTTTACTTCATCAATGATTCCTTCTTCAACTACGCAAACATATTTACCATCTTCTGTTAAATAGTCGCCTACTGGGACAGGGATTCTTTCATCATCTTCAGATACGATAAAAACTTCGCTTCCTTTTTCAAATTTATCAGCTTCAAAACGTGTGCCGTTTTCTAGCTTCATTTCTTCTAGTTTTATTTCCATTCCTAAAAGAACCTTTACTTTGTTTAGAGTACTCTCTGCTTTCATATTAAATTAATTTATATTATTAAAACCTTTTTTTATTTAAACTGTTGTAAATTCAACTATTTTGCCCTGTTGTATTGCCTATCCCTTGATTTTGTAAATCTCCATTGCAACATTTAGAATTATAAGTATTGTCTTTACATAAACATCCCCTTTTTCCTCCTGTTGGGCTTGTTCTACTTACTGTTGGTTGATTATTCTTGTTCTTGTATGACATCTATTATTTTTTGTAATAAAATTTCTTCTTCGCTTAATTGATCTTGTTGTTTATCTTGAGGTCTGTTTAACTTGTCTGCAAAATACCCCTCAATAGAAAAGCCTTTTACTTTGTTTTCTTTAACATAATCATTCCAGATTTCTTCATTATCTACTTTCATTGATACCATCCAAGTTCCTACTGGCATGTTTAATCCATATTTTCTAGATTTATCATGAACTTCATCTTCTATCAGCCAAGATTCAACTACTGTCATGCCTGAAAGTTTTTCTTCAGTATGTTCTAATGTTGCTCTACTTTGATTGCCTTTCTTTAAAAACATTTGAGATGCTTTAGCAACAGTATCTTTTGAGAAATAAATATAAAACTCATGACCATTAGAATTTCTATATATAGGTTTATCAGGAATTAAAGCAGCTCCCATTAATATCTTTTTTTCTTTAGATACTTCTGCAAGTCTAATTTGTTCCTGATCCTTTAATGCTATAAAGTCTACTTCTATTGCTGGATTTTCTACTACGCTAATAGCATCTATTCCAGATAGCTCTTGTTCTTCATCAATTACTAATTCTATTATTTCCATTTCTATTTTATTTAAAAACCTTTTTTTTTGATTTATGTTATATTAACCGCCTATAGTTGCGCCTTGAATAATATTATTTTCTAAACTTTGAGCTGTTGTTACATCTTGAGAAACTACAAATGCTTGAATTGGTTGTTGTTGTTGCTGACCAATTGCTGATGCTATTTGGCTTGTTCCTCCTTGCCCTACTATGTTAAATGATGGCGCTCTAGATTGAGGAGCAGAAGCAGTTGCGCTTAATCCTCCTGTACCGCTAGAGCCTGTTGGTTTAGTAGATGCTATTTTTGCAATATTTACAGCAGCAAACGCACCAGCCAAACTTGCTTGAATAACAGGATATGCTGGAAACCCTATTGTTATAGGGCTTTTTTGAGCTGTTGTATATGCATTTTGCACACCTTCATAACCGCTTATAGTTGCTTGACCAATTGCCATTGCTTTTCCTAATTTACTTCCTTCTCCAGCTATTTCTCCAATCAAAGCCATTGATTGTTTAGCAATTCCAAGTTTAGCCATTTGAACAGCTTTATCTCTTTCATCATCAGCTTCTGCATCAAGATCTTTTCCTTCTTGAATTTTGCCATTCCAATAAGCAATTATTTCTGCTTTTTGTTGCTCTGTTGCATTAAGTTTTTCTAATTCAGCTAAAGCCTTTTCTTTTTCTATTATTGCTTTTTCTTCTTCTTTAATTGCTTCTTCTTCTTTTACTTTTTGTTCATGAGCATCTCTTATAGCCTTAATGTCATCTAATCGCTTTTGCTCTTTAGATTTTTCTAATTCTAGCTCTGCATTTTCTTCATCTAACTTTCTTTGCTTTTCAGCCTTTTCTTCATTTTGAGCAGTTGTTATTTGCGTTTGTAATAATCTTTGGCTTCTTAATTTTTTAGTATCAAGATTAATTAATTCAGCTTGTAACTTGGCAAGTTTATCTTTATCCTCAATAGTATTTTTACCTTGAGCCATTTCTAGCTCTTGAGCTTGTATTAAAAGCTTTTTAGCATTGATTTCTTTTTGAGTTATTTCTTCCTCAATAGCTTGAGCCTTTTTTAACAAGGCTACTCTTTCCGTTGCATTATATTGATCTCTTTTTTCTGCTTCTAATCTAATGTCATTTATTTCTCTGTTAGCTTCAGCTCTTTCAGTTAAAAGACTTCTTTCTATATGATGTGCTTTTTGTCTTGCTTTTGTAACTTGATCAATTGCTTTAACTTCTTTTACAGTTTCATCAACAAATTCTTTAACTGAATTTTTAGCTCCTATTACTGCATCCTTAACAGTCTTAAAAGGGTTTGTAACAAATTTTAACAAGCCTTTACCAAGACTTTTAATAGAATCCATTGGATTAGATACAGCATCAATTATAGCTTCTCCTAAATCAGCAAATGAATCCATTATTTGTTTAGTAATTGCTCCTAATACAGCTAATCCTCTTTGTAGTTTTTCTTGACCTTCTTCACTTTGAGTGAATGCAGCAGCTAAAGAAGTAACAGCTACAACAAATGCTCCAATACCTGTTGCAATCCAAGCCACTCTTAATAGCTTCATTCCTCTGGTTGCGCTTGTTATACTACCGACAAAATTTTGCATTGCTGATAATGCTCCGCCAGTTGCTTTATCTACAAAACCTAAAACTCCAGTTAAATCTTTTTGATTTTTTACAGTTTCTTTTAAATCTTTATTAGCTTTTTTTCTTTGATTGTTTAAATCAACTCTTGCTCTTTTCTCTCCAGCTAATTCTGTTTTAGTCTTTTTAATTTCATCATTAATTTTTTTTCTAGCAGACAGGTTTGCTTTAGAAGTATTTTCTAGCATTTTTTGTTGCCTAGATAAATCATTATTTAAATCATTAATAACTTTATCCTGAATCTCTAATTGTTGAGTTAAATCCTCTACGTCCTTCTGCGCCTTTTTAGTTTCTGCGCTTACAACAAATACTTTTTTTATTGCCATTTTGTTTTTCTTTTTATTTGTTCAAAACCTTCTTTTAATGATTGAGGTAATTTATTCTTTCCTTTAGCTATTTCAATCGTTTCGCTTACTCCGTAAAACTGATCTATATTTAATAATTTTAAAATAATCATATTGTAATAAGTTCTATTTGACTTTTATTATTAGTCAGGTTGATATTTAAACTATTTATTCTAAATTGCTTTCCGTTAATTATAAAGATATCAGCAAGAGAATAATTTAAAATGATGCTCAATGGTAAAAAAGCTGTAAACTTGACTATCCTAGAATTTTCTTTAAATATGTTTTGAATATAGTTATTATAGTAATTAGCATATAAAGAACCAGTAAAGGTTGTATCTCCTGTATATTCATTTGTCATTACTCCAAAATTACTATTAGCTGTGCTTGTTGATGAACTAGAATAAACGCTATTCATTGGAACGCTAAAAACTGACATTGAGGTATGAGGAAAACTACCTGATGATCTATAAGATATATTACCTTGTCCGCTTCTAATGTTTGGATAAAATAAAACTGGAGATCCAATGTATGGTTCTTGATTTTCATTAACAGAATAGCCCCAAACTATATTAGTTTGCGTTCCATCATTTTGATTAATTAATCTTTCGAACATCATATGCTCAAATGGAGCTATTACTTTATAAATACCACCATCTAAATTTCTGTTATTATCATTGTATTTTTCTGCTCCCCATGTTGAATTAAATAATTTTGTGTATTTATCTGCTAAAAAACTTTTAATGCCTTTATATGTAAATAATATTTCTTTATATGGTAGCGCAACATCAACAGAGCTTTTTGATACATCTATATATTTAGTTATGTCATAAGTAGTTGAAGTGGCATAAAAATTATCTAAAGTATCTACATATATAGTTCCATCTGTTTTTACATAAGCTACCAAATTATACATCTTGAAAAGACCTGTTAAAAAATCTATTATTTTTATATCAGGTATTTGAGCTGATATTTCAAATATTAATTTAGTATATAATGTAAAAGCTCCTGATGTTAATTGTTCTGATTTTCCAGTTGGAGCTGGATAATCTTCATTAGTTGCAAATGTGTTAATAGTTACATTAGTAAAATCTATTTGAACTGTTGAAGTTATAGTTGTTACATAAGTTGCAGCTAAATTTCCAATTCCACCTAAATCATCTGCTGTTATTGTTAAAGTATTTGAAGTTTGAGAAATAGTAAAAACTACAATTCCATCTTTTGTAATAGATACATCATAAAGAGTTGCATTGTTTACAGGATCAATAGTCCAAGAAAAAGTCTGATTTGAAGCTTCATCAAAT